CTTTGGTCCACGCAAGGCCCCGTGTAGGTAAAGGCGTTGTCGTGGATGTGGAGGCCGAAGATCTGGGCGCCGAGGAGCGCTTGGCTGTAGAACGAAAACGTAAAGCCACTCAGCTCGAGGTCGTGCACGGTTTCGGACGGGGCGACGACGTTGAGCTGTAGCGGCCCCTCCGCCGAGAAGTCGCTCGAGAGGGGGTAGAGGAGGCGGACGCGGCCCGTCGCGACGTCGGACGCGGTGGCGACCTCATTCCACTCGCCGTGGTGCTGGTTGGAGTGGATCGCCCGCCCGCGCAGGTAGACGGGCTGGCCCGCTGGGAAGTGCGCCGCGTCGCTGTGAGTGGCGAGAGTCAAGAGCGCGGCACCTGCGGGAGCGCTCGACGGCACAACTCCATAGCCGGGGTCGGTTTCATAGCTGTAGATAGGTCCCGGGTTGAAGAAGCCCAGGATCGCGAGGGCGCTGGAGTGCTGGTCGCTCTTGAAGATCGTGTGGCCCACCCCATCGCCCAGGAAACGAATGCCCCCCTGGCGGATCTTGACACATTCTTCGTTGTTCGTGTTCGGTTCGCTGCTGGCGCAGTAGTAGGTCCCCGCCGGAAAATAGAGCGTCACCGGCGCGCCGCCCTGCGCCGCGAGAAGAGCGCGTAGCGGCGGCCCGACATCCGCTGCGCCGCTCGAATCGACGCCGTGCTTCGTCACATCGATGGGGGCCCCGCCCCACAGGGCCGGGGCGCAGAGCAGGGCGAGGACGAGGTACGTCCGTCTGTCGGTCTGTCGGTCTGTCATTCCTTCATTCCTCCATCCATCCTTCCATCCCTCCCTAGTACCCCAGGTAGACCAGGACATAGCCGCCGCCAAGCGAGCTCGCCGCATCGATGAAGAGGTCTCGGAAGAACGTCGGCGGGAACGTAATCCAATCGGGAGTTTGGTCGCTCTTACCCTCGAGTTGCATAATGAGCTTAACGTTACCTTTGCCGTCAGTGCCCTTCACGACCGCGAAGTTGGTGTTGGAAGCATAGCCGATGTAAGCGATCGACATCACCTTGACGAGCCCCGGCTTGGGCGGCGCTGTCGAGGGCGTCGGGGTGTCGAGATACCACGGGTTGCTTGATACGTCGTTTGCCACCGTTGTTTCCTTTCATTCATCCATCCATCCATTCATTCCGCCCTAGGGGATCGTTCCTGCCGCGGGACACAAAATGCCACTAAACGGGCCCGCTTTTTGGAAGTAGACGTAGTTCTGGCTGAAGTTCAACAGGGGGCTAGCGCCTACGGTAATACACCCCGCGAGGGTTGTGGGCGCGGCAGCGACGAAGTCGTTGTAGGCGATCACGCCGCTTGAGCCGGCTAGGATGTTGATTGCGACGTTGGCGGTGGTGTTGCGCTGCACGAAGACGTTATTCTGGACGAGCATCTCGAGCGTTGTTGAGGATCCTAGGGTAGTGTTGAATGGTGCGATAGCGAAGCTACCGTGAATGTAGTTGTTGCAGATTACAGTGCGGTTGACGGGAGTGGCGCCGGACGTGCTAGCGAAGCCAGCCTGGGCGGAGGTAGAGCCCCCAGTCGCGTCGATCTCACATTGGTACATGACGAAGTCGTCGGCACCGGAGGCGAGTATGACCCCCCAGTTGGACCCGACAGAGGCACCGACTTGGATTATGCGGCAGTTGATCAGTTGGAAGCCGGATTGGGCGACGACTAGAGGGGTGCTGAGGGCGACGGTACTAAAGTCGAGGCGCAGGTTGTTGAGTTGGATACCGGGGCCCCCGAGCCGTAGGGTGGCGCTAGAGGACCCGCAGGTGATGAGGGGCCGGGCCCCTGCGTAGCCAAGGCCCATGATCGTGACCCCCGAGGGGATCGTGACGTTGGTGGTGAAGGTCTCCGAGTGACCGGGCAGGCAGACGATGAGGTCCCCTCGGCCCGCCATGCAGAACGTGAGGGCGCCGGCAGGGCCGAAGACCGTAGCGAGGGGGTTCGCGGGGTCCAGGACTTGGGGGCCCGCCACTGACCCTTGAGACGGGCTGGGGGAGGCGCCGCCCGGGAAGGTCACTCGAGAGCGCGCGTCTTTACCGGTCTGTGAGTTGACGTAGAGCACTGCGCCCAGGGGCGAGTAGCTGACGGGGAACTGGAGCGAGTCGAGCGATGCGATGCCCGAAGGGAATGGGGTGTGGATTGCCACGCTTGGTCGTTTCCTTTCTATGGGATTGTGCCGGCTGCGGGACAGAGGATCCCGCTGAATGGGCCGCCCGCCTTTTGTGTGTAGACGAAGTTCTGGAGGAAGGTAAGGTTCGGCGAGGCGCCCCCCGCGATACAGGCGGCGAGACTCCCGGGCGTACTAGTGGCGAAGTTGTTGTAGGCGATTACGCCGGTGGAAGACGCGAGGGCGAGCACTGTGCTGGAGGCACTGTTGCGCTGGACGAAGGTGTTCAGTTGGATGTTGCATTCGATCATGTTTGCTACACAGCCGATGGGCTGGCCGGTGAAGTTACCGTGCAAGTAGTTGTTGAAGAGGATCGTGCGGTTGTACGAACCGGCACCGGTACCGACTATGATCCCTTGAGCGCCCCCGGCGCCCGCGCTGGCGTCGATCTCACATTGGTAGAGGGCGGCGTCGTCGGTCCCGATGAGAATCGCGTTGGTGGCTTGGCCAGTAGCACTTGATTGAACGATGCGGCAGTTGACGAGTTGGCAGCCATTCGATCCGAGAACGATCCCATAGCCAGGCGGGGCCGCGCTTGTACTGAGGTCGAGAATACAGTTGCTGATCTGGACGCCGGCGTTGTAGAGGTTGAGTGCACCACTGGTAGACCACGAGAAGGTGGGGCGCAGCGAACCGTAGCCGATGCCGAGGATTGTGGTGTTTGCGGGGACGGGGGAGGCAGCCCCGAAGGCGGTTGATTCGGTGTGGCCCGGGTAGCAGATGATGAGGTCCCCGCGCCCCGACCGACAGAACGACAGGGCGCCGTTGGGCCCGAAGACACTGGCGAGGGGGTGCGAGGGGTCGACGCTTTGAGGGCCCTGAGAGATAACGCCGCCGGGCGGGAATGAGAGGTGCGAGCGACCATCTCGTCCGATCTGGGAGCTGACGTAGATAACGGCGCCGATGGGGGAGTACGAGCCGGGGTAGACCATGGCGCTGGGGCCCGTGATACCGCCGGGTTGGAGGTTCGTGTACGTGAGCGGCACGGTGGGCTCCTATTGGTTACCGCCGACCCAGCCGCGCCAGTCGGTGACGCCGGTGGAAATTCTAAAGACGATGGAGTGTTTAACCCCTTTTGTTTCGAAGTCGTCCACCGTTTCGGTAACGGGCTTCATACGCCATTTGAATTTGGCGTGGTTGTTCGAGTCTTCCGACGAGATGTACCAGGCCGTGGGCGAGGTGACGAAGTGTAGGATCGCCGGTTCGAGGCGGCCTTGCATTACGTTGATTTCGTTTGTACCCGTGTAGGGCTTGTACTGCGACTGCAGGATCTCGCCCACTACGAACTGGAGTTCGGGAGGGAACCATATGCGTCGCGGTTTGATCATTACTTTGAGGCCGCGGTCGTTGACCATGTTTTCGTACAGGATTATAGCGTCTTGGAGGGACGTGACGCTGACGTCGCTGAGCGTAGCGAGTTGGTTGGAGTAAGTGCCACCGCCCAGCAGGGGGTGCGCCGTGTTGAAGAACGACAGACCGTCCGCGCACAGGGTTGTGGTGTAGCCTCCGTTAAGGACGTTGGCGCCCGCCTGTTCCCAGGTTTGGCGGCACGACTTCATGAGCTCCGGGGGGACGCGCTGCATGATGTCGTACTTTTCGTCCTGCAACATTTCCATCGTGACCTGCCACCCCAGGGCGTAGGGCGTGTGGTAGTAGCGCTTCGAGGGGCCTTGGATCGGGTCGTCGTAGGTGATTTGCTCACCCTCCAGCTTAGTCCGGGCGAGCCCCAAGCCGGCGATGATCTGGTCTTCGTCATAGGCGTTCTCGGATGTTTCGACATCGAGGAATTGCGAGTATTCCTCTGGGAATTCAGGGAGGTACTCGAACAAGAGCGCCGCGAGCCCAGGGGCGAGCAGCTGTCCAAATTGGCCGCGGTTTGTCATTGGAAGAACCTCTTAGATTGGGCGAAGGTGAAGAAGACGCGAGCGCCTCCGGTTGCGGTGTTGGGGGCGCTTGAGTCGTTACCGATGATCACTGCGACGGCGTTGTTGCCCGTGGTGACCGTATTGTCGATGTACCAGAAGCCGCTGGTGGCGTCTTTGACGATGCCGTACGTACCGCCGAGCAGGGCGCTTGTGTACACCTGCCCGGCCTTGAGCGCGATTGAGAAGACGGTCTGCCCATTCGCCCCGTACGTCGAACAGCGCCCGTCCCTGATCCACGCACCGATCGCGGTGGTGACCGCGAGGGGCATGTTCGGGGGCGAGCCCTCGTTTTGGTCTTGGGCCGTGGCTGCGGTCGTGAGGTTGTGCCCAGGTTCAGCACTAACGCCATAGATGATCGTGGCAGCGGTGAAGGTCGATTCGGTGACGTTACCGGACGCGAGCATGAGCGGGACGCCTAGCTTAAACGTTTGCGTGGCCGCCTCGTTCTCGCGTATCGTCTGCGGCGTGTTCGCTTGCGAGCTCAAGACGCGCACTGCTTTTATGGGTTCGTAACTTACAGGTGCGAGTACTCCTGACATATTTGGTCCTTGGCCTTTCTGGTCGTACCTACCTACCTACCTACCTACCTGCCTAGCCTCTAATGGGCGGCTTGAATGCGGGGACGCCCTCGCGCGCGATGTTATTGATGAACTGGTCTGTCGCCGCGTTGATCGACTCAAAGCCGCGTAGGGCGTTGTCGAGAGCCATTGCGTCGTAGAACTCCTTGTCACACTCGTATAGAATGAGGTCGCCCCGGAGGTACGTGCCATCGGGCCCCGGTGGGACGCTGGCGTGGACGCGCGGCGGGCTGGTCGCTTTTACAACCGCGAAGCCCATGCCCTCGTACCAAGTGCGCCGCTCCTCGCGTCGATTGACCCAGATGTATTGCTTACTAGCCTCGCCCGTGACGGCGGCCCGATTAAAGAGGTTCTGCTCGCGGAAGACGCGGATCTTGTCCCTCATAAGCCGTAGCTTGTCGGCCTCGCTCAGTTGTCCTTCCGACCTACCTACCGACCTACCTACCGACCTTCCTTCATTCATTCCTTCATTCATTCCCGCCGGCGCCGCAGGCATCGATGGAGGGGCTTGCCTGTCGGTCGGGCGGTCGGTCGGTCTGTCGGTCGGTCCAGCGGGCGGCTTACTTGCTGCTGGCGGTACGCTTGGTGCGCTCATTGCGTCGTTTCTCCTTAGAGCTAAAAGTTACGTATTCGTCCCACGAGCTCGGTTGACGGATTTCTTGTTTGTCCACGAACGCCTTGCCGCGACGGTATTGCTCGTCCGTTAGACCGAGGCGCTTCGCGATGTAGCGCTCGTCCTCGCTGAGGGTTACCGATGGCGGGGAGGGTTCGGGCGGGAGGCCCGCAGCGCCGGGGCCCGACCCGGAGGAGACGCGTACTGCCGGGGCGCTCGCGCTGCGTGCTGCGTCGACGATATCGCGGCGGTGCTGTCCGTAGACGTTGTTCGCGGCGGCCTTCCAGACGTTTATGTTGGTATGAAATTGCGGCGCCAGCGTCTTGACCTGCGCTTCGATCTCTGGGAAGTACTTATCGAAGAGGGCGGGGTCCTCGGAGCGTGCCGCCTCCCGGGCCGTGTGGATCATCGTTTCGTGAGTTTGTTCGTAGCCCGAGTTGCGCAGCACGTTTTGGGCGGTCATCTCCGCGATGGTAGCGGTCATCTCGAGCGGGGCTTTGTAGAAGTCGCGAACGAGTTCTTCGCGCGTCGGCTGGGCCGCTGCGCCGCTGCGCCCGGGGGGCGTTGCTGCGATGGGAGATTCTCGTGGCGGCGAGTAGCGCCGCATCTCCTCCTGGATCATCGAACGCATTTGCTGCTGCATTGCGACGGCCGAGGTATCGACCGGCGGGAGGGCCTCGGCCGGGTCAGATGTCGTGGGCGTTGGTGTCGGGGGTGTCGTTGCCATAAGTTCCTTCGTAGCGGAGAGTGTCCGCCAACTGCGCTAGCTCTGCGGGTAGGTCCCGGATTCGCTTAAGGGTGTCGTGCGCTCCTAGTAAGAATCGGTAGTCCTCCTGTGTGTTATCGCGGCCCCATACCAGGCATTGGAGGCGCGCCTCCAGGGCCTCCAGGCATCGGAGGTATAGGAGCCATGCCGGGTCCTGGAACAGGTGGCAGACCGTTTGCAGGTCCGCCAGGGCCCATTCGAGGCGGGCCCCCTGGAGGAGCTCCCGCTGGAGATGTGTTCGGGAAAAGTTTGTCGGCATCGGGGATTACCTCTACGGCGTCGTATTCGCCGAACGCTTTGAGCAGGCGCTTGACCATCCATTGGTGCATGGTTACGGTGTCGATCAGCGCTTGACGAATGGTGGGGTTGAGGCCTTGGTTCGCGAGTTGCATGGCGGCTTGGTTGATCATTTGACCGTATTGGCCCACCACTTGAGAAATTGCGAAGAGGTTCGCCTTCTCGATCTCGAGGTTGGAGCCGCTGTCGGACGCTTTGACGCGGTGCGAGATACCGGCGTAACGCGGGCCGCTGAGCAGCAAGATCGCGGCTCGGACGTTGTCGGCGTCGTTGTCCGGTAGGGTGTCGATGAACGGGTCCGCGGGATCGAGGGTGGATTGGAGGCGCGAGGCCCGATTTGCCAACAGCCCCAGAACGACTCTTGCATCTCTTATGTTCGTGTTTTGGCGCTGGTTGCCCTCCTGCATCATTGCGATAGTGCCGTTGGTGTTGTACACGCCGCGCTCGGCGAGGGCGCCCGTCGAGCCGCCTTGCTCCACTTCGGCGATGCCACTCAGTTTCGTCGCGAGTTGGAATGTGTAGTCTTCTTCAGGGATCATGTCGCTGTAGTTGCGGCCGATTTGTAGTACGTCGAGGTCTTGGAGGTCCTCGAGGTCGAATACCTTGCCGGGGTACCAATTAGTCGAGGGGTTTGGGACTGTAGCGCCGTTGCGGCGACGAAAGACGACGCTGTTCGCGATCATGGAGTTGTTACGCCGATCGTTGTGGATGGAGGAGGCCTCTTCTTGTGCCTGGCCCAGCAGCTCGCACATACTTTCGCCGTAGAAGAGGTCCTCGCGCGGGAAGGGGCGGTAGTCAGCGTAGATGGGCAGGTTGTCGGGGTACGGGTTGAAGTAGGTGTCGAGAAGGTAGTGCGGGGCCTCCTCACTGAGCAACGCGAAGATGTCGTAGTCGCGGCCGTCGTTCGTTACCGCATACTTCAGCTGACATTCGACGACGGAGAATTCGCGGTACTGCGAGTCGCTCACGCCGGCGTCCGCCTCTTGTTCGAGCGAGCGAGAGTCCTTGGGCGTCCGACACAGCGACGTGATGTCGATCCCCTCGGGCAGTTGCCAGTCGCCCCGCTCCGCGCGGCGCACCGCCTCTTCTTCGCTATAGCGCATGCGGTGGAATTTGATTTCGACTTGGTCGAGGGCGTTGGCGCGCAAGGGGTAGACGAAAAAGTCTTCGAAGGGGACGCAGCGAGCGCAGGGCCCGCGGAACGCCACGACCTCCCTCGTGTTGACGTTGACCCCGTTGTCGCTAGCGACGTAGATGCTGGTGCGTTCGTCCCAGGTTTGCTTGACCACTGCGGT